TTGCCCCTCCATCATCCGTGACATTACCTCCAGCATTAGCAGTTGTCTCCGTAATATTCGTGACAAAATTCTGTACCGTCGGTAATACAGAAGGCACTCCGCCACCGCCACTCAATATAACCGTACCCGCACCAATCAAGACAAGTGATTTGAAAGGTGGTAAATCTATATCACCGGAATAATTGTCATTTCTGACATCTTTCATCCCTGCCGAAAGCGTATAAATCTGATTTACTTTTGTGTCATTATAAATAAAATGCAGATTGGCAGTATCGGTGACTGTCCCTCCAAGATTTCCTGTTGAGTTAGCATCCTGTACCGGGGAAGATATTGCCTTCCATTGTGCCAGAGTATAGTTAGTATAGTGGATTCTCATAATCAAATCCGGAGGTGTGGTTTCTTCCCTGAACCGGCATATAACATTATAATCCGAAGTGCCAAAAAGAAAATAGTTATCCTGGTCATGAAACTCCATTCGATAAGCATAGGCTGGACGCAACTTAGCCAAGACAAGATTGTTTTCAATTTCTAAGTTTCTTATCGGATCATCAGGCCAGTCATAAGACGAATGATTGAAGTTTATCTGAGCATCACGGTTAGCATAAAGAGTGTTGTCATAGACCTGTGTTTCATGCGTGTTATGAAGGAATATCCCATTCGTGCAATTAAAGACAGTATTGCCATAGATAGCCAGATTTGAATTTCGCTGATCTGCATAGATACCATTTGTCTCGCCGTACATTGAATTGAATGCAGCGCCTACACCGTTAAGAACTATATTATTGTTTATCTCCCTACCTGTCCACATCGTATTAAAGGAGGCTGTATAAATCCCCGAACCATCATCTTTCACTGAGCAAAAAACAGAAACGGTATTAAACCGGCATTTGACATTATTGCCTCCGAACTCGATCCCGAGATAACCAAGATTTGTCAGACGGTTATATTCTATTATATGATTCGATCCGTTGATACGCATACCCATATTCTGACCATCGCCTGAAAAACACATTCCCGGAAGAAGCCCTATCCTATTTAAAACATTGCCTTGAATTAAAGCGCCGTCAAATTCTGTCTCAAGATATATACCGTGATTTTGAACATCCTCAATAGTATCATTAATCAGTGACAATGCGAGTGAAGAGTTTCCGCCATTATGCCCCCCGTCAATTCCAGCATCTCCCGCAAATTGAATCCTGCATTCCTGTACCGTGACATAATCCGAAGATGAAATATAAACCGCTGACCGGTTTGCCCCTTCCAGAGTAAGTCCTGTGATTGTGATATAGTTTTTTCCCTGAATATATATGTTCTGTGCCAGTGTACTTAATTTGACTGTAAAGATTGTCGGAGAGTACCCACCGAAATACATATAAACAACTCCGGCTGTATAAAACCATTCTCCTACCGAGGTCAGTGCATCCATGTCTTTCTGGATGAAATAACCTGTCCCGTCGTTAGGTGAATATCCTGAAACACTGTTATAGGTTATCAACTGGCCTGTATGATTTGATATGTAGTTTCTGTCAATTATCCAAGCATTCTTTCGGATGACAACCTCCCCGCCTGTATATGAAGGGAATGAAGGAAGATCAATGGCTGAAAATTGAGTGTTGCCTCCATATCCGTTATCTATAATGTTCCAACCCGTATCAGGCCAGCGACCAAGCGGAGTGTTAACGCCATTGACTGTGACCATATTTACATCAGGGCCATAAGTAGGATAGACAGCCTTTGAATAAATCCCGCCCCCGACGTTTGTCCATGCAGTAAGAGTTGTAAACGCTGTTATTACCGGGGCCAGTCCTGTACCATAAGCTGAATAGATAATGGGATTATTCGCACTACCAGAAAAATTAATCATTAAAGTACCATAAAACGTATCACCCCTATTAAAGAAAACCCTGTCACCTCCGATTAGCGAAGTAGCATTAACTTTGTCTATTGTTTGCCATGCCTGCCCGTCTGATAACCCTGTATTAGAATCCGATCCAGCAGTTTTGACATAGTAATCCGTTGCTGAGGTTATCAACGAAACGAAAAGAAATAATATAGTTAAAAACCACTTCATTAAAAAGTAGGATAAGCTGTTGTTCCTACTGCTACGTTATCAAAATAATTAGTCAAAGTCTTTGAACTCACACTATTGCCTAAACTAATAATCCTAAGTCCGCCTGTTGGATGCGAAGCTGTCAATGATCCTGACATAACAGTTGAAGTTCCGCCGCCGGCAGGAGTTATTTTTACCTCGTAAGTGTCTCCAGTCACGTCGTATAAAATATTGAACTTGTACCATGTATTAAGTTGAACTGCCGAACCGGCCCCCGGCCACCCCACAGAAGTCTCAGTTCCATCATCATTGATAGCACAGATAAATTTAAGATTATTTGAATCATAACTATCAACGTACAAAGATACCGATGCCATTCCTGCTCCATAACTGGCTGTAAACAAAGAAAAGATAGTCATAGACTCAGTTGAAGCCAATCCCTGAGCAGAAACATAATAATAGAGTGTTGAATAAGAGACAACCTGACTTGCAGCAAGTGTCCCATCCGTACGAGCAGAATAGTTTGGCGAAATCTTCTGAATTTTTAATGTCTGACTTCCACCGCCGACTGGAGGTGTTATTCCTGTTTCATCTTCATAAACTATTGATCCGCTTCCGACCGATTCACTCCACACAGCGTTATCATATCCTGCTGCCTCAAATGTCTCTGTAAAATATGCCGCTGCACTTGAAAGAGTCAACCAGTTTGAATTTACAACAGGCATACCCTCCACATAAGCTCTGTCACCTGTCGCCCAAGCCGGACGTACAACTATCACCCCTGAAGAGTTATATCGATAACCTGTTTTTCCATTTGTCGCCGTCCGGTTCAGGTATTCCAGGTGAAGATCTGCCGTTGTGCCTCTATAAAGTTTTATCTCTTTACTTGCAAGTTGTGAGATAGTAAAAGAAGTATCGGTGTTTGCAGGTGCGCCAGCAGTTGTGCCAACAATCCATTGTACCTTATCAACATCAAAACCGCCACCTCCGACATTATAAGTATTAAAATACTCTAAGTCAATAGGATTACCGGAAGTGTTAACATCAGTTTTTAAAAATGTCAATGAAGGAAGTGAATAAGCTGCCGCCATACGAGCATTAAGGCTATCCCTCGTATTATTCCTTGTAGCTATTCTTGTATAGATTGTACTCGCAAGACGTGCATTTATACTATCATTCCATAATTTTCTTGCTTGTGGTTTTGTATATTTATTAGAATTAGTATCTAGTTGTGCTGCAAGTGTAGTATTAACCTGAGTAAACGCTACCCGCAAATTATCCCCAGTGCCATCGTTTGGAACTGTTCCTGTAAATATGGGATGCCAAGGAACATTTAAATGTCTTTCTCCTATTTTATAGATAGGCATTTTTGCACATCCCACCAATACTATAAAAAATAAAGTAAGTATCTTTTTCATTGTTCATTAAATTCAATTTTAACCACTCCGGGAGTGATTTTAATGGCTTTAAACCGTCCGGTATATAGAACATTCTGATAAGCCGTTGCATTGCTTAAATAGCCTAATGCTGATGTTCCATCATCATTTGTAAGTTGTGTTATTGTCACATTCCCGGCGATTGCGCTAAATGCCCAGAAATCAACTGATATTACAGTTGAAGTCACAATCTGAAGAAATTGTTGTTTCCCAGGATTTGCCTGTCCTGTAATTCTGTCTAATCCAATGTCTCGTGCCATATCTTTAATTTTTAATAAGTCCAATCAAAAGATGTATTTTCATTATCATTAAATTTTATAACTATTTTAGCCACATCGTAATAATTCCATTCAGCAGGCTCAATTATAATATTTCCGGCAGTCGGAGAATAAATATTGCCAACCTCATCTGTTATTGTTATTGTGTCATGTTGTGGAAGTCTCATTAAGCATCTGTATAATCCACGTGAAACATAAGTAATAATACTGTAAATATATTTAGAAACTATCCTTTCTGGAATAAATATGCCATTTTTTTCTTCACCTGTATTTACCATTTCATGCGTAGGATTATTTAAAATAGCTTCCAACCAAACCATTTGAACAAAACTCCCTTCATATCGTATATCTCCAAGATTATAAGTATTATTAAATTGGATCTTTATAAATTTTAACATCGGTGCTGGTATTGTACTTATATGAATCCAATCAGAATAATATATCGCATCAGATTTAGTAATTTTAACATAATATGATCCTAAAGGTAAATTCTGGGAAAGTGCAGTACCATTATATTGAATATATGAACCGAGTGCAGTCGCCACTGATGCGGTAACAGAAGGGAATGAAGTAAAAAATCCTGATGTTAAATCAGTCTCCGCTCCTTCACATGATACAAGTTTTATCGAATCTACCGTCGCAACAATAGCCGTTCCGACCTGAATCTCAAATGGAGGTAATTGAGTTCTCGGACAATGAATCGGAATAATAGCATTCTGCCTCACTCTATCCTGTTTGAGTAAAGAATCATAAAATGGTAATGATCCGTATATTGTTTTCATTATCCGTCAACTGTAATTAAAGTACTATCAACTGTAATTAAAGTACTATCCGCTGTTGTGCTTCCGCCTCCAGAAGGAAGTCTGAATTCGTAAGGATTATAAAGAACATCAATAGAATACCATCCTGTTTCAGGATAGTATTCTGCTGCACTTATCCATCCTGTTCCAAAAGATAATGTAAAAGGTTTCTTCCAATCAAGATCAACATTCCAAAAGAATTTAACTCCTGATTGTTTTACTGTTTCTTTTATATGGACAAATGAATGAATTCCTGTTACTAAAGTCCCTGATGGAGCTTCTGCAAAATAATCCATATAATAACGGCTTAACCATGCAGGAGAGAGTTTTTGATTAGCATAAAATGTCCCCGAGGTAATGAGACTTTCATTCATAAGCAAATTATCGCTTGCATTAAGTCTTAATAGTATAAGACCTGAATTAGAAACACTGACAGGATTATCAATAACATTTTTAAAATCAGTTGTTACCTGATTGCGTTCATCTTTAATCTGATTACTTGTTATCAAAGGATCATATTCTATTTTCATCTTAGGTATCCAGTCCTCATTTGCAGTATTTTCTTCAACAAGATTTATCTGATTATATTGTTCGCCTTCATAAGAAAAAATAAAATGATCTATTTCGGGTTGATATCTTGCAAAAGATATATCTGTTAAATCAGCCTGGGAATCGTATGAGCGAAAATATTTTTCATGTTCAATACGGAACTTACCATCCTCGTCAATAAACCAATAAAGCCTTAATTTTTTAAGGATATCCATAATGTCTCTAAATGATAACTCTACATTATCTGACTGATTCGTAGTAAACATATCTACCCTATGAATATCAAGATAATTCCATATTGCTGCTTCTTCAATAACATAGTCGTTATTTGGATTTGCTGTCATGTAGGTATCTATTGCGACAGGCGGATCAGAACCGAGAGAGTTATTCCAAAGTATTGTTGAAACAACTGAACAGACAGGATTTAAGGCAAAATAATTCGCGTGGTTCAAAATTCTATCTATTAAATTATAAACCTTAGCACCTCCACCTGTATTTTGAACAGTAGGCAAATATAAATCATAATCAAAACTGCCTTGTTTAGATGATCCTGTAAGATTTAAAACAGACATTTCCAATAAGACTGCCGTTCCGGTTGAAGCTGTCATTGTCAGTTCATATTTACCATTGCCTGTTATATAGACCTGGTTACTGCAAGACACCAGCCCCGTTGTTACAAGTTGCATCCATGGTTCATCACCTGTATAGGTTAGGTTTCTTATAATAAGAACTACCGTTGCCCCGATATGTGGGTTAGCTATGTCGCTTCGTGCATACTCACGACCGGGAACTATACCACCATGAATATAATTTATTGACTGTAATGTATCTCCAAATGAATCAAAATCTATATTTAAAAATGTATCTGTTGCTGATTTAGGATAATAAATTGATTGATCGAATAAGAATAATTTACCGTCTGCATTATCCCATTTCTTTGTATATTGTCTTAAAATAGGCTCGTAATTATCATCGGGATCAGGGGTACATTCATAAACTTCATTTTGAGCATTCAATGTCCCTGCACGAATCAGGTCTTTAAAATAATATTTTGCCACTCCATTGATGTCTATTCGATAACCTATCTCAGTGCCGTAACTCAAAGAATCAAAAAACATATTCATCAGAATACAATAAACAGAAGAGTTCTTTGTTCGTGTTATTCTAAATCTATCAACTTTCCAGCGTTTGAATATCTCTCCAGCTTCTTGTTCGAGTTTTAAGATAGGTTCATTCGATGGATAAAATTGTATCCATGTACTTCCGAATGATATGTAATAAGTTGCTCTCAATTCTTATAAAATCTTTTAATTACATATTTTTGCCCATTGGGATATTCTTTTACAGTATCTCCATTTGTATCATTGTAAACCGTCGGCGTGCGTTCCATTAATTCATACATCTTTTTAGTATAAGGATCTGAAGACATCTCTTTGTTTACGTTTGCCCAGACTTCAAAAAACTTACCTTGGTTGATAGAATTTGAAACAGCATCAAGCATTTTAGACCCATAACGATTAGTCATCTTTCGTGAAGTGACAGCAATATGTTCACCTCCTTCAGCTTCTCCGATACCTACATTGATCCCACCTCTTTGATGTGACGGGCCGTCAAGTATTCCTGATCCACCTTTTGCCATTTTAGCAGATTTGCTAATCCCTGCTATTCCCATTGCTGCTGCTGCTCCGATTGCCGCAATACCTATCACTGCTGCTATATTGTTTTTTACAATCCCGCCAGTAGCCAATATTAACCCGGCAGGACCACCCAAAGCACCCCATGCCCTTAGTGCTGCATTTGCCTTTTGTGTCTGAATTATCACTTCAGCTATAGCAAGAGCCTTATCAGCTATTAATGCAGCATATTGAATTGCTTTATTTTTCCCTGCTATTGCATTTAAGAAATCAGCAACACCGGAAGCAATATTCATTTTAGATTCAGCGGTCGCTCTATTCAATTCTATTTCTGCTTCTGCTCTTACTTTTTGACGTGCAAGGCTACCCTCCTCTGATTCATCAATTAACTTACCAATATTCTCTATCGTTTCAAGACTACGTTCCTGCAATAATCTAAAACTACCAAGAGATGTTTTATCGATCTCCATGATCTTATTAGCCCGCTCAAGTCTTGTTCCGACAATCTCATCAGTGGTATTTTTCTCGCTTGCAACTATCGCCGCTTTATCTACTTTTGCTTCAGCGGTTGCTAATTTAGATGTCACCCTTAAATTGATAGCTGATTGTTTCGCTGATTCAATAGCCTCATAATCTGCCACAATCTTATCCTTTTGAGCATCTGTTATATTTGCTAATCCAGTAGCCAATGCACCATAAGCAATTGCTTCAGAACCAAGTACAATTAATTTTTCGTTAATAGCTTTTTTCTCATCAATATTTGCCTGAATTTGCGCAGCACTTGGAGGGGCCGTCCCCCCTGATGGGAGTGATATACTTTTTAATCTTTTTTGTAATTCATTATATTTTTCACCTGTTTTAATATTTTTTAACAATGCCTCATCCTGATCTAAATATGCTTTAACAATTATCTCGCTTGTTTTTGCTTTAAATGCAGCATTTTGCATATCATTGGCAAGTGTCAATTCTGCTATCTTAACTCTGTCCGCTGCATTCTCATCTAATTTTTTCTGTATATTTGCACCAATCTCAGCTTGTTGAATAGCAGTAACCCCGGACTTTACCATATCATTTCTTAAATTCAAAATCTCTGTTTCTCCTTCTGAGATTCTTATGGCTAAAGCTCTTGCTGAATCAGCTATTGCTTCTTGCGTTTCGGTAAACCGCTGTCCTTCAGTAACAGCTGCTTTTACATTCTTAAAAAAGTCTTTAAAATCATTATTTGCAATAGCGCGGGCCATTGAAGCAAACCCTTCTTTCCACCCATTAAGTGTAGCGGCGAATTTATCTGAGAGAGCGTCGGTTGATTCAATTATCTCTTTACCTATCTTTAAAGTCCCTGCAAATCCCGCAGTTATCCCCGTAGCAGCAAGAATAGCAGTTCCCATTTTCTTTAATGAACCTAAATAATTACCTACATTGCGAGTATTATTCCCTATTGCCGATTCAGCCTTTTTAAGTTCATCACTTAACTTTCTTACAGCAGGAGCAGCCTTTTTAGCAGCAGCTTTATCAAGATTATTATACTCTTCAGTGAGTTTTTTTAAATCAGCACGCATCCGGTTAACAGAACCTCCTGCTGCATTAGAAGCCTTAGCTTCTGCATTTAATGCTTGTGTTCTTTTTTGATTTTCAACTTTTAACTGAGCATTAATCTTTGCTCCCTCGCCTTCAAGTTCATTGCGCCGAGCAATTAACTGAAGATATTCCTTTTCTATTTTTGCCCGTTCTTTTTTCTGTGCATCAATAGCAGCAGCCTGATCCACTCCCTGAGCAATAATCATTTGTCCTTCTTTAGTTGCTGTATTAGCCTCAGTCATTGATCTTATAACTGCTCCCGCACCTTCCTTTTCAAACCGTTTCATAACGACAATAACCTCACCAAACTTAAATATTAGCTTGTCAAGGTCTGATATTGTTCCTGCCACATCTATTATGTCTTCTTTGCGGATCGGTTCTTCCATTATCTTTTATTCTGAGCGTTATAATATCCTATCAATGTAAAATATTCTTTTGTCGTTAATGTCTTAACTGGTTGATTTATAAATTTACTCAATACAATACAATTTTGTTCAAATCCTTGTTCATAACGCATCTCATCAGTAAATTTACCAGTCAGTTTCTTTGGCCTTATCATCGTTGCAAAATACATATCATCAACTTCAATTTCTTTATCAATATTTTTGTCTTCAATAATACTATTTAGAACTTTCAGTGTTCGTTGTTTCATCTTAGACCAGAAAGCCATTGAAAGAATGTTTGTAAATATATCAGGAAAGAACCCTTCTAATTCAGTATAAATTCCTTCTCTGATTTCTTTACTTTTTTTTTTAAGTATTTCAATAGTCAATCCTTTATCAGATAATTCTTTAATTGTCTTCTTTAAATTCTCATCCGATAAATCTTTAAATTCCTCACCGTTAATAGAATAAATCATACAAGCAAAAGCCAATGAATCAGGGTTTACTTCATTAATTATATTGTGAATTAAAACCCTCATATTATCAAGTATCTTTTTAGCCTTGTCTTTATCATGAAGCGAAAGCGCAATCCTGGTAATATGTATCCTATCAATATCATCAAATGAACTACCTAACTCGTCATGGAGCATCCAGAATTTATTGACTTTAGAGAAACGATCAGCCGGTAATTGCTCTATATCTGTATAAAGCAGAAGTTTTGTTTGTGTCAATCCTTTATGTAAGATCAATTCACGCATGGCATAAGTATCTATAAGCAATTTCAATATCCATCCGGCAGCACCACTTCGGAACTATCTTCCATTTATTATCCAAATCCGTAAGTGTAAACCCTTCATAGACCTTTGTTATATCATCTTCAATAAATTTCAGCGGAGTTATAATGGCCCCTGCATGGATAGTATTAAAAAAATTAAAAATATCATCAGTAATATTTGAACGTGTTTCTTTATAATAACCTCCTGCATGACTAATATCCATATAGAAAATACAACTAACTGGCCATCGGACAAGCGGTAACTGTCCATATTCAAATTCATCAAATTTCGCTTCAGCACCTTTTAAAAAGAAACAGAAAGACTTTAAATCTGATGGCATCATTGAGATTGGATCTGTGGCATCATCTTCATAAACTCCGGGGAATATATAAGGTTTTTCATCTCGCATCTCGACAATACGATCAACTAATCCATAAGCCTTTTCAAGCCATGAAAAACTGATCTCCGAAGCGAGCTTTTCAATAATCTTATCTATTCCTTTATAAGCCACTTTTGATTTTTTTTATAAGTTCATCCCGGGTCAATTCCCTTAAATCGCTTTTACTTTCTTTTACCAGTCCTAATGCACTTGTGAATCTTGGATTCGGTTCAAGGTAATTTCCCCATATTCTGTTATCACTTTGAATTACAAATGTATCTTTGAAAATTAACAATCGTAATTCTCTATGAAAATTCCCGAACCATTTCAATGTGACAAAATCTATTTTCGGGAATGGTGCTTTTCGCTTTGCTTTTTTTGTCGATTCTGCATATTGTTCCTGTTTCCCCGTTTTGACATTCATAACGCCTTCTTCATACATCTGATCCCGGTTAAGTTCACAGATATAATTCTCATTCTCTCTAAGAACTATATCAAATAATGTTCTTAAATTGATGGCCCGCAGGTGCGATAATTTGTCTGTTATTGTCATAACGAGTAAAGAAAATCAAATGCTTACAATCAGGACAGCGGTAATTCTTTCCATTCCCTCCATGTTCTGCTGAAATCAATCTTCCCGGTCTGTGATCCAAATAAATACTCTGAACAGCATTACCGAGATAATCCTTCCATCCACACTGGGGACATTGAACTATTGTTCCCGGAGTTACTATCTGTGGTTTAGCAGTTGTCGGTATCATATTGCTCCTATCCTTATCCTCGAAGGTTTATTCGCCGGCAGTGCAGCAGATATCCCACTTAAATCCTCTGCAAGGCCGTTTATAGCGTCTATAAGGTCTTTAGTTATCCCCCTGCTCTGATTGTCGCCATTGAGCGCATAATTCAAAGCAGCCTGGTTTGCATTCATTTGTGAAGGGTTTATCCGTGTCGCCGGGTTAAATAACATCCATTGCATCATATCAAATGCAAACTGAAGCCCTAAAGGATAAGTTATTATCGAAAGATTATTAGTAATCAATTCCGTAATGTTCGGTTTAATAGTTAATGCAAGATTCATTCCGAAGTTATTAGTCTCATCAAACTCCATATCTTCAATGGCTGGAAGGTTTGTACCTGATAACTTTGTGGAAGGAACGGAGAATGGGCATATCTCTACATATTTAAACCATTTATTAAATAGAGCAATATTGGTTCGTGGCCCCGGACAGCTGATACACGGGCCAGAATAGAAATCATATTTCTTCCTTATTGCATTACCTACAATATCATTTTCAAAATAACCTACGTACCATGTCCCGCCGGAATCAATATCACTTGAATAACGAACATAATCCAAAGCGAAACCAAGTGATTTCCAATCAAAACTATTAACCTTTGACGTTACTACTGAATACGAATCTACCGTTGCAATCTGTGAAGAGTGCCATAGATAAACATTAAATCCTGTTTGAATTGAAGAGAGTTGAAATCCAACCTGATTAAGTACAACCTGGATATTGTTTATATTCCTTGGAGTTATCGCTAACCCAACCAACCGTCCTGATTTAGTAATTGTATCAGACATCGGACCGTATCCATCATATAATGGGAAGTTATCAAATATTGACTTTGTCGAATGATTAAGTTTTTTATTCGTAGCCAGCCGATTAAATAGGGTTGCTATTGAGCCGTTGACCTTTTCACCAAGCCATGTAGAGAAATCAGCATTCTTTGGGGCTGTGTTATAGATAGCGTCTGTATGGAGCAAAGGATGAAAGTCATCCCAGTATTGACCGCTTACAGATGTTCGAAGAGTGGTTGCAATAGAAACAAACTCCTCAACCGGATAACGAAATCCGATATATCCCGAAAGTGCTATTTTTAAATCTGCTATATTGAACATTACCACAATTTTTTAGGACACTCTTCAGCCATTGATCTGATCTTTGCCGGTATGAAACATTTACACTCAGGACAGAACTCATTTTTCACTTTATTGATCTGAAGACATACAGCGCAAATCTTTGCCCTTTCGATTGCTTTCTTTTCTGTCTCCGGAGTCCTGAATACATAGTTCCCAAATCCTTCAATAATCCTTTGTACTTTACTCTTTTCACAACACATAAAAAGAAGGGAGGAGTTACCCTCCCCATCTTTTAAGTTTTTGCAAACTCAACACCAAAGATCACCCCGGCATCTGTGGTAATTGTAGCATCATAAGAACTCGTGAAAGCCCTGTCAAAACTAAAGGTCCAGTTCTCCATCAGTGTAGCCTCAAGACCTGTAAGTAGTCCACTTTTATCCGCGCAAGAACTCTGGAACAGAACTCCGACCTGCTGACCGAATATTGGAAGTTCCTGTATATACCATTCCTTACCATCACCTGATTTATGTCCGAGAACAGAATCAGGATCGATCCACTGAAGATATGCAAGTGATCCAACAGGTACAGCATAAGCAACACCCAAAAGGGCGGTCCCGATAGCACAACGATTTGAATATGCAAAATTAAATCCTGCATACTGGAATGTAAGGTTTGCTGAGTTACCAGGTCCCTGGGCTGAGTAATAATCTACCAGCGAACGTACACGATGTGAACCGATAAAGTTAATATCACCTGAGATATCGTTTGCAAACATGACGGCTTTCCACTCATCGAAGAATGTATCATGGAATGCAAGCGGTATCTGAGCGTAATAAGCTGTCTGAAAGAACGGATTCCCTTTTGCAGCATCGGCATAGGTAAGGCGAGCTACCAGATAAGCTACTGCATCAGTATCGGCATCCAGAAGGAATGCTTTCTGAACAGCATCAGCCTGATGTTTAAATTCTGCCTGGTAACTAATATAATTATCAGGATGTTCAGCCGGGACCATCATAAATCCTGTCTCAACAGTAGTCCACGAAGGAGTTACATAGGCAGATGTACCCTGATTATAAGTCGGAGTACAAGATCTGACAGCAGCAGTAGATAATGTTTGCCTGGTTAAAACAGGAATAGATATTGTACGTGCAGCTGCCTTACGATTAGCAATGAGTTCAGCATACCCCGGGATAAGATTCGGAGTATCTTTTACGAATGTCGCATAAGCTCCATAATTTGAAAATCGGTTATCATGCGCATCTAAATTTGATCTTTCGTATGCCAGACGGTATTCGTCTAACACAGTTGTTGCTAAAGCCATAATTTTACAATTTTAAATTAATACTATGTTAAATTACGCATGAAGTCCCCTTTTCATTCGTATGATAAGCCATCAGAATACTCAGCATAAGCCTTATTGTATTCCTGCGTTCCTCTTAGCAGTTTTTGACTTACTAAAAATTTTCCCAAATCTCCTTTTGTTTTCACACTATCAGGTATGACTAATGCTATCTTTGTTATTTTGCCTTGCTTATCATACTCTTTTACAATCTCATTTTCAATACCAGGACCGCCTTCAATCTTGCGACCTACATCAATAATCTCTTTCAGCCGCTCATCCATTAATTCTTTCGCTGAATAAGGATTTAAAGAATTATGAGGGTTCCGCATCGGATTACCAGCCTTGTCAAGAAACACCAATTTCCCTTCCCTTAGTTCAGCAATGCTAGTCAGTTCGCTAATAACCTGATCAACAAACGCTTTCCTTACCGGCTCAGAAATCCCCTTTTTGTAAGCATACCCTGTAAGTGCGGAAGTCAATTGATAACGTACTTCTCTCTGTTCAGCAGTCTTTTTCAAATCAGATACTTCCTTCTCATTTGTTTTCTGGAGTTCTGAATAAGCCTTCTGTACTGCTTCAAGATCAGCAAGTGTCTTTTTGTCACCAGTCCCATCAGCGAGTTGTTTCTTTAAATCAGCAATCTCTTTTTCGAGTATTGCTGTCTTCTCAGCTTTTGTTTTAAACTCAGCTAATACCCGTTTTGTAAATTCATACGTCTTCTCGGTTGGATTCTTACGCATCCCCGTAACAGAAAATATATCATCATCATAACGAGTATGTAATTCACTGATCTTGCCGGGAATTACTTCTTCTTCAATCTTTTTACCATAATTATCAAGGAACGTTTTTTCTTCTGCTTCTGTGCGTACAATAAATGACTCGTCCCCTTTAGTCTCTATGTACTTCAGCACTTCGTCTTTCTTCATTTAACTCTTCGTTTACCTGTCATTGGACCTTGATTAACCGCTCTCTCTTTGCGGAACTTTTCCTCTTCTGTTTTCGGGAATACAATCTTTTCAATTCTCTCAATCGAAGGATCATGGACTAACTCAACATTTTCCAGACCCATTGCTTTCAAATATCCAATCTGTTCATCTATTGAACACTCGAAATACTTCTTATAGTCGATCGGGCGTAACACCATTATCCGTCTTCTGACTATCGGATGAGTTGGATCTTTCGGATTTATTGCCCTCGATTCAACTTTTAGATGATAAGCGTGCCGATTTTCCTCTTCAATCTGCACTGACTTATTTAAGTTTGCTTGCATACTGTTTGTTTTTAGTTATCATTTTACCTGCTTTCACGTTTGCAGGATTTTCATCAATTATATTTTCAGCAACAGGAGTTGCATCAACCGTTGTTATTGGATTAATTATAATAGGTTCCGGCTCTTTCTCTTCAAATTCTTCAGCATATTTTTTAAATTCTCCAAGAATTATCTCAACCCTCTCCCTGTATTCCCCCTCTTTCATATCTTTCATAAATTGTGCAATCGGTAACTGTTCTCTTTCAAAACGTCTTATAAACGGCATAAGATTACACTTTATTTTAAATGTCAGATCATCAATACCACCAGCATCTTTTATCTGAATACACTCCTCAATATTTTTCCCTGGTAACGGATCAAGATCATTAATAACATTCGCCCTGATCTTACCACCTGAATCATTACGAAACTTAGTCTCAATCAATTCAGTAAAAACTGCATCAGTCATAATATCATCACCGGCCATTGATTCTTTCTCAGCCATTAAATCCTGTGCAGTTTTTAAAAAGAACTTAGACCCATAATCAATCGATACTTTAATTTCTTCTCCATAACGCAAAGCAATCATTGTCTTTTCAGCAAATGCCTGTATCTTCTCAAAGTTCTTTGCCAGACGCCTTAAAATTATTGATTGATTTTCAAACGAAGCCAATACCTGCTTTTCATTCTTTGCCTGATCGTTATTCTGTTCGCCTTCAATTCCTACTGAAGTCTTAAAAATATAATCCGTTAACCGTTCGTCTTCTGTCACATGAAACTGTAATGTCTCAATATCCGGGGATACCCACGCCAAAGGATTAGACATCAGGTCAGGCTGTCCCTCCATCGGTATAGGGACTTCAACTATTGTTCCTGGTCCTATTAATCCTTTGCCTTTTGTTTGTGTCTCCTCTTCAATTCGCCCTTTGTTTATCTCTTTGGTTATATCTGTAAAGTCCTCCCCAGACTTATAAGTAACGAGTATAGGAAACGAATTAGCAATATCCATATATTTTTTAAAGACCTTATGAACCAAGAGCCAGTCCAATTCAGAAAGAACATTTGTTAGTGGAGCTTTACGATTAATAAGATTCCCTTTTTTCAGTAACTCGCTCCAGAACATACGTGCCGGACAATATCCGAGTTCGTGAATAAACTCTGTAATCAACTCACCAATCTTACCTTCCTTATAAACGAACTTACGTATCTGCTCTTCGTCATAAACATAAAGCATTTCAGCAACCGAGAAAATGACATACTGACATTCCCCATTACGCTTACATGATAAGTCAATAATGTTTGTTATATCAATAAGCATATTTTTAGGCTCCGGGATTGTACTTACTTGCTCAGTAGCAAGATCCACTACCCAAACCGAATCAATGGCGTTGATCATTGCCTGAAGTCCATCTTCCTTCCAGAACTCATCATCACGATAATTTTCCCAGTCATCTTCATCCTCGTCATCATCAAAATCATAACGAAAGAAAGCATCTTGTCCCTCGAATACCCTCGATAATGCTATATTAATTGCCTCTGTAAGTTGAATAGTCGGAAGTGGAACGGTAAGAAGTTGTTTAAACCTTGCTACCTTGTCTTTTGGAAGTAACTCAGGTTTAGTAACACAGATCCACGCAATAAAGTCATTAATATACGGAGAAAGTTCACTTTTTAAAATCTCGGTCTCGGTATGAAACTTCAATCTATTCTGATGATACCTTGCCCGGTCTAACTCTTTTCGATGTGGTCTTTCCTCGATTAGTACTTTTATTTGTTCCAGTGTCAGCATCTTGATATAGTTTCCAATCATTAACCTTCATCCTACGTTGAATACGGAATATCTGTAAGGCTCGTTCCTCGCTGCATTCCATCTTTATCTTCCCGCAAATGAGAGTTATCATGCGTTAACCATATCAAGTAAGAATGTCGTTGCTGCCGTAAGTGTAGCATAGTCCGACCAGCCACCAGGTAAATAAAAGTGGAACATATTCTTTGTCCCATCAGTATAACTACCGGCACTCATATCAGAAACAAACATCGAATTGATCCTGAATCCTTTTACCAACCCGCCCTCAAGACTGTAGAGAAGTTGATTGTTTTCATTGATGAATAATACATCCAGATCTTCACATTCGAGTTTCTTTAAAGCTCTTATTGTAGTTGAATCTGTTTGCCAGATATGACCCTCAACCTTTGCCGAAAGTGTACCCATCATAATTGGAACACCATCCCTGACTTCATTACCCGACCCGACTTCACGTACTTCTGTCGAAGGTATTGCCAATGAGATAAACGGCGTAACAACTGCTTTTGAATCACCTGTTGCTGTAAGATGAACTGTCCATACGGCGGACGAAATAGCAGAAGCAGCAGCATCTAAATGAGTGCCGTGCCTCCAAAATATAGCTTTTTGAATTTGACCGACCTCGACTTTACAATCATTTATGTCCGTAACAATCGAAGCTAGAGTCGTGGAAATAGGACATTGACAAACGGTAATTGCCATTTTGCACAATTTTTAAGTTAATGAAAAGAACGTTCTTAAAACTTAATTTGTGCAAATATAACAAAATAAATGACAATGTCAATAGTTTAATTGATAGTTGTCACTTTTATTATTAATTAATATCAATGTCAGTATTGATATTTATTTTATCTCCCCTGATTCGATAGCTGATTCAATCGGAAATATAAGATAATCTACTTTATCCATTTTAATATAAAAATATGTTACAGTTTGTCTGGCAATCTTTTGAAACTTTATTTTTTTAATGATTGTTTTTAATCCGGAATAGATAGAATCCATACCCCAATTAATATTAGTTGTAAATGGTCCCGGTTCATGCACTATAAGAATATTTACAAATTTATTATCAATACCACTTCCCTTACCAATAGTTATTGTATCTCCTACATTGTATGTTTTGCCATTGCTTGCCGTGTATTGACTAAACACCAATTGAGGAAGCAGAAAGAATAAGAATAATAGCTTTTTCATTGTGTTGTTTCTTTTATTTCTTTTCGTAATTGTCCAACTCCTTCATTCGAGCATTTTGAAGCCACAAACTTCCAGAACGCTGAAGCAGCAGGGTATTTATTATGTCCCGGCAATGCCATCATTGCATCAGATAAGAGTTTAGCAGGTGCAGCATATGAAGGCAGAACCAGAAATGACTTCATAGCAGTAACCACGCCCTTATACCACCACTTAACATCTTTTGTCTCAAGTACCTTCTCGAAATATGCCAATGAGAGGCAATATAAAGCATCTGCAAGCTCGTTTGTCCAGTCTTGATAGAAAGCTATTGATTCGTGCTTTTCAAGCCAGTAGATAATCTTATCATGAAATTCAGGGACTTTGTCAACATTTGCCGGGTCCATCCTTCGGGAGATATACTCCCGTGCTATGTAATACATATACCTGGTATTCGTACCGTCAAGTTCTAACTGATTTGTTAGTATTCTCAAACTCCGGTCAGGATCAGTAAAGTGAGAAGGAGAATATCCTGACTTGACTTCAAACTTAGTCTTGTAACAAATTAATTTTAAAGCAGGATTACTTCCGTTCAGCGTAAGCATATTATGAACTGCTGATTCCCATTTAATTTCAGGCACTCGTCTTATTACCCTAATCTGTTCAACGGTTTCTATTTGTGTCTTACAAGTGAATAACATTCCCATATAACGAATTGTATGACCTGAGACATCTTTAGTCATAAACTTCAATACCTGTCTTATTCCTTCAATTGAACATTGTAATGTTTCATCAGCATCAATAATCAGAACAAAGTCAGTAGTACATTTAGAAAGAGAATAATTTCGGGCCTCTGCAAAGTCATCATTCCATTTATAGTCAGTGTAAACTTTATCGGTGTATTTCTTACATAGCTCAACCGTATTGTCTTCTGATCCTGTGTCAACGATAACTATCTCATCAGCACCCTTGACAGAATCCAGACAGGCACAAATCATCTCTGATTCATTCTTTACAATCATTGAAACACCAAGAGACTTCATATTAGTTTATTCGTGTTACACCCTGATATCTTTGCATTAACTTATAGACAGCCACATAACGACCGGCATCAATACCGTGATTAAAATCATCAATAGGCTTCTCAGGTCTTACCGGCTCACCGTCCTTATCAACAGCCCATTTATAGTTCCTGAACTCTTTAAGCACGTTAAGACTTCGCTCTGTGATGTTATGTTTATATCTCAAAAGAATGTCAATACCTATTTTGATCTGAGGTTTGTGAGCTGGTTTAATATTCCAACCCATAATTGAAAGTTCCTGAATAGATTTTATTTCAGCCGAATCTGCAATTATCTCATCCGTTCTGTTAAGTCCTGAATCTCTTAACCTATCTGAAATATTCTTTTCAATAAAACCTTGTTTGTTTCTTATCGGTATATTTACAAGACCACGTTCGTAAAACAGTTCATCCCAGTAAAGTTCACCTTCATAAGTTGCAAGTCTGATTAATGCAGTAGGATCATTCACATAGCCAAAATCAAGCCCCCAAGCAATAGTTCGTGCTTCATCAGGCATTCCCTTCACCATTATCCAGTTCTTGAATATAAGTCCTTTCTGGACAGCCCTGAGACCAAGATTGTAAATCTTATAAGCAATAGGATCAGTCTGCTCTAATCTATTTAACTCATCAATAATTGCCTGTTCTAAAAATGGATTATCTCGCATTGTACTCTGAAAGAAATCACAATCATCACGTGAAATAATATTATCATAAATCCAATGAGTTTCAGCAGCAGGATTATAATCCATGAAAATACGTTTCCGTGTTCGTATCATCAACTGGTTAATCTCCTTTTCTGAATCTTCAATAGTCTCATTAACCCAAAGATAATCTTGTCTGCGACCATGAGCCTTTAATGGTTCATCTAATCCAATAAATGATATTTCATTACCCCAGAGAAAATATATCTGATCTGAACGGTTAATGTTTATTTCAGGCGTTACAGGAAGATCATAATTATAAACCATTGTTTCAAAATCCTTCAGGACTGTGGCTTTAGTCCATGTCATCCTGAGTCTTGCAATTGTATAAACCTGTCGCCTGACTTGAGAACAGTTAATTATAATCCAGTGTAAAATAGACCAAGTTTTTGTTGAGGAACTTCCACCCTCTAAAACAATGATT